CATCGGGAATGCTCAATTGTGCCGGCGCAATCTGGTTGTGTATTAGTGCTCTCTGTGAATGCTTCTTCGATTTAAGGCTCATTAAAAGGTGCCTCAGTTCGTAAAGGTCGGCGGGTTTTCTTGTTTTGTTGGAACTATCATCAGGGAATATAAGATATTGATCTAATAACCACTTTTCATCCTTTAAGCTGAGGGATTGAAGCTGTTTGTTGTCTACCGCTGTGTTTTTGTGATTGGCCAGCAAACGAAGAATTCGAAAGCGTGATTGAACATGAAGCGAATGGCGACGATGAGCCTGATTTTTCATTTCATCTTCGGTTGCTCTTTGCAAACCTTCTTTGTTGATAACGTGGTCAAATGCCGAAGAAAGTATCTTCAAATAAGCGGTATCTTTCGTCGAGTCGGGGTATGCCAGTCCATCTATTGCACTCTCAACATCTATAGACCTCGCATTTAGTGGCAGTAGCATCTGTGGCCAATTGTCGTTAGGTTCAATCCAATGAAAACCGTAAGGCCCAGTGTTCAGAGATGGTTCAAGCTGATTAAAATGAGTCAGTGAGCTTTGTATTGACAGTCGGGTTGATTGCCATTCAAGGCGGGATCCGTTAGGTAAATGGTCAAGGCGGTCGATGGCTTGTGCAGCGATATCCTCCCGAAGCGCAATCATAAGGAAACGAGGGCGTCTTTGTGGCACGCCGTATTTTTGTGCCTCAGCATGAGTGCAAATAGGTATATAACCGTTCTTATAGAAGGCTTTAGCTACTTCATACCACGCATGCCACTTGTGACCTTGTTCATCAACGAATGGGCTCAGAATCCCTGAGACGTTCTCTAATAATACTACCTTGGGGCGCAGCAATGCAGCGCACTTTGCGAATTCAAAAGGAAGGTTGTTGCGGGCGTTTTCTTTCTCCCGCTGACCGGCAAGACTAAAGCTTTGGCATGGAGGTCCTCCCGATAGGACGTCGAGATCAATATTATTCAACAATTCTGGGGATAACTTTTTGAGAGCTTGATTCAGTTGATTGATGCCGCCGACAAACATGCCTCCATTTAGTTTTTGCAGTTCTTCAACAGCTGTTTGTGACACGCCTTTTTTCAGGTATGCCCGTGGGTCTGCTCCGTAACCTGCGTTTTTATCAGGTGAATAAAGTCTGGTAAACCATTCCTCTGGGTTTTTCGATGGGGGGGCTTTTCTGTGTATCAAATTGTATGCGTATGTGGCTGCAGCCATCGGGGATAATTCATTTGCAAAAATACGCTTGAAGCCCATTGACTCAATCCCCAGCGACATTCCTCCGCACCCTGCGAATAGTTCTATGAAACTACGGATACGCCCATGAGAATTTGCTTTGCGCTTTTCTGTCTTGGTAATCATTCGGCTTGAGAGTCAAAGTGTTAGGATTTATTGCGTCTTGCGAATCGAAAAACCAGTCATTTCGAGCCGATCAATATTATTATTGTAAGTAAATGGCGAGTCATAATTTAGCGCGTCGGCAAATTCATCATCTTCAATGGCCTTTACCTGGTTGCGGCCGATCTTGTCATTGACGGCAAACTTGATCCCCCATCCGTCCTCGAACTCGTGGAACGGGTCGTCCGATAGGGGCATCACGTAGGACTTCAGGAATTTCCGAACATCGGAAATCGCCTTGCGGTCGTTCACGTCACCACGTCGTTGCGTCAGGCGGTTGCCCCTTCCAAGGTCGCCGAGGATCTGGAGCAGCCGGGTTGGATGCCTACCATGCCGGAGTCTGATGTTCATATCCAGCCATGGTCGGGTGCGCTCTTCCCCGTGAATCCGACAGCGCAGGCCGTCGAGCTCGATGGACAGCATGAGGTCTTTCCAGTTCCAGTCTGCCTTCGGCGTGAACATCGGTGGCACGGCTTTCGTTTCCTTCCCCCGGATTTTGTTGCGTGCGGGTGCGATGGAAAGCTTTTCGAGTCCTCTGGGAGAATTGAGAACGATGATCCGAACGTCGTGTTTCGCGGCGAGGGTGCTCACCTCCTGGGTGAATCCGCCGCGAGTGGGCAGAAGTAGAATCGAGGACTCCAAATCACAGATTGCCGATTTGATCGTTGCCTCACGGGGATTGAGGTTGGGCACGAACAAATGGATGGGCAACGGCTCGCCAGGCCGGATGTCGAACGATCCGATCTCATGGACCGCATCCGGGCTCCACTTTGGCTGGTCCGCAGACGTGAATCCCAACTTCCGGCCAAGGAACTCGGCGATCCCCTTCAGATTGGGAACGAGTTGGACGCAGTCTTCGCGTTTGAACGGAAGCGGGGGACGATGGGACGGGATCTCCTGACTGAACCCAAGGAAACTGCCGTCCTGTTGCGGCTCCAGTTCGAGAATCTGCCCGGGCCATTCCGGGTCTTCGATGAAATAAGCCACGTCCGAGGCACGCAACAGCGACTGGCACTCGGCAAACTCATCGCCAAGTTCCTTCTTCCATGATGCCCGGACCGCCCCGAGCCGGCCGAGTTGGTCAAGACATTGCAAGAAGCGCATCATGCTCGTGGTATCGGATGAATTTGCAGGCGTCCATCCACATGCGGACGTTAGGGTCGTGGATGTCACCTTGGATTTTGTCGTCTTCCGGGGAAATCATGAGAGCGAGCACCCGGCGCTCCCAAGCGAGGTGGATCGAGAACGAGGCCTTCACGAGATCGAAATCCTTCATGTATTCGTGGCCCCGTAATTCGAGCTCCTGATAGACGTCGTGAGATTGATGCGTGGTGATGCTGGTCGTCCCCTTCCGCCGCAAAATCAGCTTGCGCAGGCGCGATGCGGCCACCGTTTCTAGTTCGGGACGGATCAGACAATCCCTGCCGCTGCGGAGCGGGTCCAGGGTGAAGCGACGCGATGGCTTGAGGATGTTGATGTCGCCGAACAGGTGCTTGGAGAAGACCTGGCGATAGGTGTTTTTCACCTCATCGCTGCGGCCGGAAACCAGCAGTTCGCCGGTGTGGGTGTCGAAAAATCCGACATCATGCTTCACGGGTCGGAGCGCCTTCACGTCGCGGCGGTGGTCATCGTCGAAGACCTCGACCCTCTTGACCCGTTCACCATGGCGAATGAGCAACGCGTAGCCAGTGGCCTCGGGGAAAGCCATCACCTCGCAGATCGGAATATCGAAAAGGTCCGAGCAACCGAATTCCAGATCCTTGGCAATGGAGTTGCAGACGTTCCAGTTCAGTTCGCTGGATTTCTCGAAGACTTCGGGACGAAACGACTTCATCGTCCGATCCCGTTTGAGGCTGAACTTGGTGTAGATGCGCTGGATCGCATTCGAGTCGAGGATCCAGACTTTCAGCACGATGTCGCCGACCGTGTCGCCCTTTTCCTGGACCTTCTTGACGAGGTCAGGCACCACCACGCGGAGTTCGTCGATGCCTGGGCCCGAGGTGAGCATTTCTAGCAAGTCCACCGCAGCGAGGAAATCCCCCGGACAATGGGTGGGCGGCGATACGATGATCGTGGACAACTGCTCAAGGTCGGCACTGCTGAGCTCGCCACCGCTGACGTTGATTCCCCTGGATTCAAAGAATACGGCAAACTTGCGCAAGAGACACATGAGGTTCTTGGGCTTGATTTTCCGGAGGAAACCGGGATTGCCGAATCGTCTGAACGCGGGATTGCTCATTGCTGCATCGTGAGAGTAGTTAGAAAAGTGAGGGTTGGTGTGATTGTTCGGTCCACCATGAACCGAGTCGGATGGAAACCATCCTTCGGCTCACAGTGAAAAGCGTGGAAAGTTCTCGTTCTGCCTCCGCGACCCGATCTTCGAATGATCCGGGGCCGGATAGGACACGCGGCAACTCGGCGCGGGCGGCCTCGATCAGCAGATGCTTGGGGAGCAGGAGCGCCGCCATGGCGAGATTCGCCTGGTATTCCCACCATTCGAACTTGGGCACGCTTTGCATTCCTCCCTCGGCGCGGCACAGGAAACCGTCCTGGGTGACACTATCGAAAATGCCTGCTTCCTCGCCGAACAACTGCCCGGCGGATTCTACGTTGAGTTTCTCAACAAAAAGATCGGTGTGAAAAAGCCCGTGGCCGGCCTCGTGCGCCAAGGTCGAGCGCACCCGGAACTTGCTCACCATGTCATCCTGCTCCGCGAGCTGGCGATTGATGATGATGCGCTTGAGTCCCTGCCGCGTGAACTTGGCGCAACCCATGATGTGCTCAGGCAGCGACTCGAATTCCTCCTCGATGCCGAAATGCAGGAAAATGAAGCGTTCGATCCGAATGGGGCCCGGCGATGACGGCATGAGATCCACCGCGGAGAGCGCCGTGCGGCAGGCGTCCTCGATGCGGTTTTCGTGGAGGTAAAGTCGCCGACAAAATGGGCCGGCCGCATTTCTAACGGAGCTCATTGGTCTTCTTTTTTGTTCGGCAGGTTCTCCGTGAGATCGAGAATCTCGGACGGCGGGATGTTCTTCTCTCGCACCGCATCGACGAATTTGCGGAAGGCGAGGCTGTATTGGGTGTCTTGCTCGATGAGTTCCTCCATCTGCCTCGATGGCGGACGGGTGGAATACTTGAGCAGGTCGTCGAGATCGGTCCCCAGGGCGGCGGCCATTTTCTCGACCAGAGCTTCAGACGGTTGGCGGTTTCCGATCTCCACATCGCGGACGTGCGGGGCAGATGCGCCAACCTTTTCACCCAGTTCACGCAACGACAGACCCGCTTCGTGACGAAGCTCTGCCAGACGTTCTCCAAGTGATTTTTGAAGCATGTAAGCAGACTTGCTTACTCGACCCGAATCGTCAATCGGAAATGTCGCCATAAATCACAAAAATTTTCACGGAGAAATCCGGTTTTCACACCCCGAGGCTGGCATGTGTGAAAATTTCACACCACCCCGCGCCTCCAGTGGCGAGACTTCAAACCATTGACCATCAACGGTTCTAGGGGCTGGCGGTGGCCATGTGTGAAAAAATCCGGTCTCTCTGTGAACGTTCACACAGAGGCGAAGCGACGGCGGTCATTTGACACCCCGCCGCATTCGCCAGATGCAAACTACACCGAAATCCACCAATCCCCTGGCCATCCGCCGGGGCAGAATCGCGCGGCCTCAGAAGGTCGTCATTTACGGACCCGAAGGCGTCGGAAAATCGACGCTCGCCGGTCAGACACCAGAACCCGTCTTCCTCGATACGGAGGGCGGCACTCACCACCTCGACGTCGCCCGCTTTGATGCGGTGACGACCTGGGAGGAAATCACCGCTGCCGTCGCGCAACTCGTGAAGGCGGATCATCCGTTCAAGACATTGGTCGTGGACACGGCCGACTGGCTGGAAAAGCGCCTGGCCGAACATCTGTGCCGGAAGTCCAACAAGGACTCCATCGAGGATTTCGGCTACGGCAAAGGCTGGGTCATTCTCACCGAGGAGTTCGCCCGGTTCCTCAGCTCGCTCGATGCCCTGCTTGCACGCGGCATGAACGTCGTCTTCCTGGCCCATGCCACGGTCAAGAAGTTCGAGGCTCCGGATCAGTCGGGCAGCTACGACCGGTTTGAGTTGAAACTGAGCAAGTCGGTCGCGCCGCTGCTCAAGGAATGGGCCGACTTGGTCCTCTTTGCGAACTACGTCACCAAGATCGCTGAAAAGGACAACGGCAAGATGCGCGGCGTTGGCGGCAAGGAGCGGGTGCTCTTCGCCACTCATACGGCGGCCTACGACGCGAAGAACCGCCATGGACTTCCTGACAAACTTCCGTTCACCGCCGATGCCTTGACCCCGGTGTTCGGTGCGGCAGTGGAGGCAGCGGGCGCGGTGGCCACCAAACCGGAGCCAGCAGAACCGGCAGCTTCGTTGACCAACCGGGTCTTTGCCGCGTTCCAGCACAAGGCAGACATGGCCAACGTGGTCGATTTCTTGGTCGCTCGCGGCCAACTCAGCTACACGCAGGAAGGTTCGCTCGAATCCATCGACAACCTGGATCCGGCATATGCCGCTCGGATGCTGAGTGAGCCTGATCGTTTCGTCGCTGCCGTCAACGAGTGGGCCGCAGCCAATCAGAAGGAGGTGGCGCAGTGAGCGCCCTTCGTCCATCCAACCTGCCGAAGCTGGCGGTGTGCCCGTGCTACGAGAGCAATCCCGTGGCCGGCCCCGCTGCCGAGCGCGGCACTCTGCTCGATAACGCCTTCCGAGCCGAATTGCTGGGACTCGAAGACCGCTTCGTGATCGCCAACAAACTCACCGCCGACGAAATCGCCGCTGTCGCCTGGTCGGTCTCGATGGTGCGGGCGATGTCCGGCCGAGAGCGGGTTCTTGCCCGCGAGGACGACTGCCGCGTGAAGATCCTCAATCTCACCGGCACAGCGGACGCCATCGTTCCGATGAAGTTCACTCACTTCGATCTGAAGACCGGTGCGCGACGCAACTACCGCGAGCAGATGGCGGCCTATGCGCTGGGACTCATGGGCGCACACTTTGCCTCGTCGTGGACTGCGCACCTGTTGTTCTGCGACCAGCGCGAGATCGAGACGCACACCTTCACCTACGAGGAGGCACACGCCATCGTCGATCAGGTCGTCAAGGCGTTCAACGATCCGGCGAAGCAGCCGAATCCCTGCGAATACTGCTCATGGTGCGCGAAGGCGGATACCTGTCCGGCGCGGCTTGCCATGGTCGATGAGACACTGACCGTCACTGAACCCGGCTTCGACTTCGACGCGCTGCTCGCGGACCCGGAAAAGCTCGGACGATTTCTCGCTGCCAGCGCGGTGGTCGAAGACTTCCGCGAGCGTGCCAAGAAGATCGCCATCGAGCGGATCAAGACCGGTGGCGTGGTCCCCGGCTGGAAGCTCGTCACGCGCAAGGGCAGCGAGTTCGTCGATTGCGAAACCGTCGGCCACCACATCCAGCGCATCGGATTCGGCCCCGTGCTGGCCGCCTACGGAAATCTCTCCGCTTCCAAGTTCCGCGACCTGTGGAGCCAGCGGATGCCCAGCGAAAAACCCTTCCCTGAAGAGTCGGTGAAACACGCCGCGCCTTCCACCTATCTCAAACAATCCAAAACCAAACCAAACTAACATCATGCCATCCTACACTGCATCCACCCCTACCGAACGCCCTGATTTCCTAGATCCTGGCGACTATCAGGTCGAAGTCATCGACGCCATCGAGACGGTCTCCAAGACCGGCCACGAAATGATCGAGCTCAAGCTCCGAACATCACCCGGCAGCTACCTCTACGACTTCCTCGTCTTCATCCCGAATGCGTTCTGGAAGATCGACAGCTTCCGCGCCGCTACCGGCGAAGTCGTTTCACCGGAAGAGGACGTCGAAATCACCGCTGATGACCTGATCGGTCGCACCGGTAAGGCCCGCCTCAGCGTCGAGGAATACAACGGCAAGAAGCGCAACAAGGTCGCCGCATGGCTCCCGCCAAAGCCCGGTGAGTCCACCGCGCCGAAGTCCACCTCCAAGCCCGCAACCCAATCCCAACCCATACGCCGTAGTGACAACGAACCATTCTGAGACGATGGGCCTGCGGGCCTATCAGATGAAAGCCCGGCAGGAGATCCACAAAGGCTTTGAGGACTTCAACCGTCAGCTCGGCATTCTCCCGACCGGTGGTGGCAAGACCATCTTGTTCAGCCGCTTGGCGCAGGACTACCAGCCGCAGCGCACGTTGATCCTCGCTCACCGCGAGGAACTCATCACCCAGGCAGTGGACAAGCTCCGCAGTTCCACTGGCCTTCAAGCCCAGGTGGAGATGGGAGATGATCGTGCGTCGCTTGATGCCCCCGTCGTGGTGGCCTCGGTGCAGACGCTCATGCGTGAAAAACGTCGTGAGCGATGGCCGCGGGATCACTTCGGCCTGGTGGTCGTCGATGAGGCGCATCACGCGCTCGCCGACAGCTATCTCAACACGCTCGGGCATTTCGACGATCATGCGAAGGTGTTAGGGGTCACCGCGACGCCTGACCGGGGAGACAAAAAGAACCTCGGTCGCTACTTCGAGAACATCGCCTGCGAAATCAGCCTGCTCGAATTGATCCAGCAAGGATGGCTCGCGCCAATCAAGGTGAAGACCGTGCCGCTTGGCATGGATCTCCGGGGCGTGCGCACCACGGCGGGGGACTTCAATGCGGATGACCTCGGCCATGCGCTCGAACCGTATCTCGAACAGATCGCCGACGTGTTGGTCGAGCACCGGCACCGCAAGACGCTCGTGTTCCTGCCGCTCATCGCGGTGTCGAAACGCTTCGCGGAAATCTGCCGTGAGCGCGGGTTGTTAGCCGAGCACATCGACGGGCAGAGCCGCGAGCGGCAGGCGACGTTGGAGCGGTTCCGCAAGGATGAGATCCGCGTGTTGACGAACGCGATGTTGCTCATCGAAGGATATGACGAACCGTCCATCGACTGCGTGGTGTGCCTGCGGCCGACCAAGGTGCGGGCTCTGTATTCGCAGATCATTGGTCGCGGCACGCGGATGTATGGCGGCAAGGACCACTTGCTGGTGCTCGATTTCCTCTGGCAGGCCGAGGAGCACAGCCTGATGCGGCCGGCCAATTTGATCGCCGAAGACGAGGCGGATGCGAAGGCACTCACGGAAAAGCTCGGTGGCGAGGGCGACCTCGAAGAAGCACGCGAGGAAGTGAATGCGGATCGCACCCGATCACTCACCGAGCGGCTCAGCCAGAACCGGACACGGCGCGGCAGCGTGCTCGATCCCCTGGAGCTCGCCGTCACGCTCAACGAGGCGGCCCTGGCGGAATACGTTCCGACCATGGCGTGGCAGGCACAGTCCCCTACGTCCAAGCAGCTCGATGTGCTGCAGAAGTTCGGCCTCGATACCGTGAGCGTCCTGAGCAAGGGGCACGCGTCGCTGCTGCTAGACCGGCTGATCACCCGCCGAAAGCTCGGCCTCGCGACGCCGAAACAAGTCCGCGTGATGCGCCGCTACGGCCATGGCCGCCCGGAAACCGCCACGTTCGAGGAGGCCAAGCAATTCCTCGACGCCCGATTTGCCAACCACTGACCATTCACTCCCAAGATGCCGAAATACCGATCCACCGGGCTATCGCTGCCCCGGCGCACCCTCGACTACCTGCAACGCGGGGCGGCCGAGGGCATGCGCAATGCCGAGCTCTTTGATGCGACCTGCCAGTTCCGTGACGCCGGCCACCCGCTGGAAGACACGGAAGCGCAATTGCTCGCCCGTGCTCTGGCCGACGGGCTGACCGAATCCGAAGCGCGCCATACGATTCGCTCGGTCTATGCGCGGACATCCAGGGAACCGCTCGGTGCGTCCGGAGCATTGCCCACCGCTCCAACACCCGCGCCCCGGCGTGCCACACCCGCTCCGGTCCACCGCGAACGGTCCACGATGGCGCTGCCGGTCACCATTGACGATGGCTTTGTTAGGCTCATCGACGCGTGTTTCCAACCTGATGAATTCGTCGCCATCTCCCCGGCGGCGGAGAATGAAGAAGGTGAAATTGTCCCGCGCCGTGGTGTGACACTGAAGGCATCCGAGTGGAAATCCAAGGTGGCGGCGAAGGGCGGCGTGGACCGCGTGTTTGGCACCAAGCTCGGGTTGTTCCTGCGCATCAACCCGATGGCCAAAGGCGGGGCGAAAAACGAAGATGTGACCGCGTTCCGTCATGTGCTGGTCGAGTTCGACCGTGACGAGGCCGGCAAGCCGATCCCCAAGGAAGAGCAATACCATGCGGTCGTCGCCAGCGGAATGCCGGTCGCTGCGTTGATCGACTCAGGCAACAAAAGCCTGCACGCGTGGATCCGGGTCGATGCGCCGGATGAGAAGGAATACAAGCGCCGGGTCGAAATCATCTGGGGCTGGTTTTCAGGGATCAACCTGGACAAGCAGAACCGGAATCCGTCGCGCCTGTCGCGCTGTCCTGACGGCTGGCGCACGGTGGATGGTCAGCCACATCGGCAGACTCTGCTCTCGTTGGAATTCGGCGCGGAGTCGTGGACGGCGTGGGAGGCGGCGCATTCGAATTCTGACCTGCCGCCGATCCTTCCCGGCCATGCGTTCATGGGTCAGCCGGAACCGGAGCCGCCGCAGCTCGTGGATGGCATTCTCCATCAGGGGGCGAAGATGGTGTTAGGCGGTCCGTCGAAGGCGCGCAAGAGCTGGTCGTTGATCGACCTCATGCTCTCGGTGTCCACTGGCTCGCCGTGGTGGGGATTTCCAACGCGTCCCGGACGTGCCCTCTATCTGAACTTCGAACTGCCACCGTTCGCGCTTCAATACCGCATCAACCGGATCGCGGCGGCGAAGGATATTTCCGATTTCACCGGCTTCGACATCTGGAATCTCCGCGGCCATGCTACCGACTTCTCCGCGCTTATCCCGAAGATCCTCGGGCGCATCCGCGACACCGGGTATTCCCTGATCCTGATCGACCCGATTTACAAGGGCCTCGGCGCACGGAACGAAAACGACGCCGGCGACATCGCGAGCCTGCTCAATGAAGTCGAGCAACTGGCGGCGAAGTCTGGAGCTGCGGCCGTCTTCGGCGCGCACTTCTCCAAGGGCAACCAGGCGGGCAAAGAGTCCATCGACCGGATCGGCGGCTCGGGTGTGTTTGCCCGCGATCCCGACGTGATCCTGACCATGACGCCTCACGAGGAAGACGACGCCCATGTCATCGACCTCACGCTGCGTGCCCTGCCGCCCGTCAAGCCGTTCGTCGTTCGCTGGTGTGAGTCGATCTTCATCACCGACCGGAACGCCGACCCTGCGGCGCTCAAGGCTCCACAAGGCAATCCCAAGAGCGAGAAGGCGAAGGCGACCTACAAGATGGGCAGCGCAGCCGACCGCTACGCCAGTGCCGTTGAAACCATGCCACCGCTCGCCAATGGCAAGGTCCCCCAGGAGTCCGCCGTGCTGGCCTATGTCTCCGACCGGATTGCCGAGGTCGAAGGCGACTGCACGCTCAAGGAAGCACAGCGCGTCTTCTACTGCCTCGCCAACATGAAGAAGGGATCACCCTTCGTCTTCGACAAAGCAACTCGCCTGTGGAGGGGGCATCGCCATGGAATTTGAACCCGTCATTTCAGCAGGGTTTGAACCTCGGGTGCAAATTGGTTTGAACCCATTTGAACCCGTCAATCCTAACAGAATAGACCGGATTATAGTAAGGCACCTTACTATAATGCTTATGGTTTACCTAAAGGTAAACAGAGCGCGAATCGGTAAACCGAGATTCGCGCGCTCTGGTTCACCCTTGAGGGGACCAGCGCCATCAGCTTTAGATCGGCTGAAAGGGGGTTCAAAATGAACTCCGACGACTACGCCAAAAAGCAGACGAAACGAGATGCTCAGTACGAACGCGAATACGAGGTATGGGTGAAGTCCATGACTCTCGAAGAACGTCGGGAGGCAGAAAAGCTGGGTCTGCTCAAACCCTGCCTGCAACGCCACGGCAATGGTGCCGCCGAACACGATATGGCCGAATCATCGAGAGCCAGCCACACGCCGGACATCGCGGCCTTAGTCGATCACGAGGATGAAGCACCTGAAACCCAGTCCATGGGCAGCGCGACGGAAATCCTACGTCGCCTGGTGGCCGACATCGTCTCAGAGGACAATACGCGTCTCACCATTGACTGCCTCACCATCGCCCTGGGCCTGCGGGTCTATTCGGGCGACAGCATGACCACTATCGCCAAGCGTCACGGCATCACCCGGGCCGCTGTCTCGAAGCGCTGCGTTGACATCATCGAGAGGCTGAAGCTGCCCCCGTCCCGGGCAATGCGCAGTGAGCAGGCCCGCAAAATTTACCAACGATCACAACTCAAACGTTACCGCTCACAAAAATCATGAACACACTTGCCATCCAAGACCCTAAGTTTTCCATCACTCCCACTGGCATTCAATTCAACGAGGAGCTGAGCTTCGACGAATGGAACAACCTCGGCGAGAAGCTGGCACCAATCGCCAGATCTATCGGATTCATCATTGGCGATTGGATCAACTACGGAGAGGCTCGCTACGGCGCAAAATATGATGAGGCACTGGCACGCACCGGGCTGGCTTATAAGACGCTTCGTAATTTGGCCTATGTTTCACGTAAGGTTGAATTGTCCTTACGTAAGGACAATCTCGACTGGTACAAGCACGAGACGGTCGCGAAGCTCAAAACCGACGACGAGAAGCGACACTGGCTCGACATGACTGAGAAACACAATCTCAGCGTCCGACGTCTGCGCAAGTCCATCAACTTCGGTCGTCTCGCGACCGAGGAAGAAGTCCAAGGCGATCCTGCTGACAAGGGAGTCATCACTCACCTTGCGCTCATCAACCGACTGATCCGTTGGTGGAAACAGACCACGGCCGATGATCCTGTCGATCAATGGGACGAGGAACAGCGCGAGAACGTCAAGAAGGACTTCAAGCTGATCCTCGACATCTACGAAGCTCTCTAACAAACCGCAGGGAGGGACGGTCCCAGGCGAGTCTCATACCCTCGCCCTCTGCGGGTTCAACTCCCGCCCCTGCAACTACTCACCCAATCATGACCACTCCCACTCAAAGAATCTCACGGCTTCTCAATGAAGGGGCGCGATTCATGGTCGAACTGCCAGGACAGATGTCCATTGACCTCACTCCAGACGTCATTGCCGCGATGGCAGAGGTTCAAACACAGCACGAAGGATTCGAACCTCGGAAGGAATCTATTGAAGTCGGAGGACGGAGGCGGGGATGTCCCGACCCTCATTGAATTTACGTGACAAATTGTTTTCGCGTTTCCCACATAACGGATGCTCGGGACGTTGACTCCGGGCACCAGGGAAATGGCTACATCCCTCTTGGAATCAAGGTTTCTGCTACTCTGGAGGGTGGCGCAAGGTCCGCCCCTGGAGCGGGAAGTGAGGTTCCATGCTTCCCGTTTGTGGCGCGCCGACTTTGCACATGTTGCAAGCCGCACGCTGATCGAAATCGAGGGCGGGATTTTCCAGCGCGGAGTTGGTCGGCACAACCGCGGAGCGGGTTACGCCAAGGACGCCGAGAAGTATCTCGAAGCCGTGTTGGCGGGCTGGACGGTGATCCGGCTCACCGAGAAGCAGCTCGAAATCGATTTCATCGAGCGGATCGTTGCGCTGCTTCGGCAATCGTCTTCATCGGAAGAAACAGCTTTCGGACAAATCCGCCGAACGGAATGAAGCCGTGCTTTCGATAGAAAGACTCCGCGCCATCATCCTTTGCATCGACCACCACCAGAGCGGAAGCCACCTCCCGTGTGTTTACCAGAATCCGCCCAAGGGCATCGGCCAGAAGCAAACTGCCCATGCCAGGTTGGTCAACAGCCCTCGCCAGTCTGCCGATCAGCGTTGCGGGGGTGGTCGGATAGCGCGGCAGCTTTTTGGCCGTTTCATCGGGCAGTCCGCTTGTCTCGACCGCATACGAGGCAAGCGTGTAATAGCCGAGGATCGTCTTCGGTTGGTCCTCTCCGACCATGACAAACACCGCCGCCACATGACGCCGCATGTCCTGCGAGGCCTGCCGCTGCAGGTAGTTGTTCAGAGCAGCAACGCCGCACGTAAATCCCTCTCGGTCGTGGGACGGACTCAGAGATTCGGAGCGCAGACCGTTCATCGCACGGTGACGTTTTTCCGATGGCTGGCGAACGCCTGGGTGAGTTTGCGGTTGGGTTTCGGCGGAGCGAGCATGGCTTTGGCGAATGCCGCGCTGTCCTTGACGCTGAGGTTCAAAACCTCGTGCTCGCGCACTACTTCGGCGGCGCTTTTCTGCAAGGTGGCGATGACGAAATCGGTCAGGCTCACGCCTTCAAGGGAAGCCGCACGCCCAATCAGATCCTTGATCGGTGCGGGAACCCGGGCTTCAAGTCGCTCGGTTGTTGGCTTGGCGGGTCGTTTCGCTGTCGTGGCGCACATGCCGGGAGTTTCCGGCAATTTGCCGGAAAGTCAATATTCTTCCGGGAGCATGATGCAAGTCGAGCTGCGGTCCCATTCGGTGATGATGTAGATCCGCCGGCCGCCACCGAGCTTGTAGTGGCTCAGGATGCGGTCGCCGTGGATCAGGGCATCTTCGTTCGCCTGCTTGTCGCATTCGTCGAGGTCGCCCCAGTCGCCGCAATGATGGCGGTGCATGTAGGACGCCAGGTCGATGCCGAGTGCCATCGCGGTCGGTGTCGCGACTGTCCTTCCCAGCGGGAAGCGTGGTTCCATGATTCGGTATGCCATGGCCGTTCAGTCGTTGGTGGTTCCCCATTCCGGATGGCGCTTGCCGATGGCGATCAAGCCAGAGGCGAGCATGTCCTCGACCAGTGCCTTCGGCGGCCACGGGCGGTGAGGTTTGCCGGTCTGCATCTTGGACGCCCGTGCGGTGGCGCGGCAGTAGGATGGCAGGTCGGCTTCCGGGTTGAAGCTGTCCTTACGGAGCTTGGTCATCAGGTCAGTGGCATCGACTGCGGAGAATGTCGCTCCGTCGATGGTATGGTATTCGGTGTTCATGGTGGTCATTGTCATTGGTGGAAATCAGGCGGCCAGTTTTTTGGCGCGTGCGGTGTAGAATTTCGTCAGTCCCTTGGCGTCGATGGCTTGGAAGAACCACTTCATGCGGGGCATCCCGACTCCGTTGTCTTCGGGGCGGTTACGAACGGCGGCGGCGGATTCGGCGGCGTCGAACATGCGGGCCATCAACCGCATCCAGTTGGTGATCTTGGTCGGATCGGTGGTTCCCGAGTGGTGGCGGACCTCCAGTGTCTGATGGCGGAAGTAGGATTGAATGTTCAACTTTCGATAACGGCAGGGGTAGAGTTGCTTCATTTGATCCATGTTCCGGCAGGCGTCGATCTTGCGGAACATCTGGGAGCATTGGCCCCGGTGATTTCTGGCGTCGCTGATGCTGTGATCGAGGTTCGTGCGGCAGTAGGTGTTGTTGTTGCCCCGGCGTGACTGCGGTTGGAAGGTATCCAGAACATCCTCGAATTTTAGCCAGAGTTTGAAGAGGTTCTTCACCGCTTTAAGATTCATCGAGCGGGCATCGAAATGGACATGGAGTCCGCAGCGCTTGTCCACTTGCGCACCGGCAGCTTCCAGTGCGGTGGCGGCGATGCGGACTTCCTCGATACCGGCCTCGCCTTCGAGAACCGGTGAGACGAGTTCCAAACCGCAGGAGCCGTCAGTGACGATCTTCCAATACGGCGTGATGTCGTGGGTGTAGTAGGAAGATTCGACCCGGATGCCTGCGGCTCTCAAGCTCATGACGGCTTGCTCTTTGGTGATAGTGGAGAGGAATTCAATCTCGACTCCGAAGCGGCGGGACATGGTCGGCGTTGTCATGGTTAATATCTGCCATGGTGCCACCTCACGTCCATGGCCAAGTGAAGTTAGAGGAAAAAAGACATGATTTCTCCGCATCGTTTCACTCATGAAACGTGCCAATCGAAACAGAATCGGAGTCTGCGGAATGACGCATGATTGGCACGCATCATGACGTTCATGCACCGTGCCAATTCATCATCTAACGGGCATTCAGAACGGGACGAAAAAAGACGAAAAAAGACATGGACTCGTGGTGTCAGACTGGCAGATGAGGGACGATGAAAGGGACTGCCAACGCCGGAAATGACACCGCATACGTCACCGGAATGTTAGTCCTGATCCGCCCCGAGTGGGATGGAGACGACACGCTCCATGTAGTTGCCGAATGGAGCGGCGACCGCGGATTCATCCGGCCTGTCGAATGGCCGCACGGCGGGATCATCCCGACCGAACTCGTTACCGCTGAAATGATTCAACCCGCAACCATCAATCCCTGAAACCACCATGTACACCGCCAGTGAAATAGACGCCATGACCATCGAGGAAATCGAACAAGTCGCCGAACTGCTCACCGATGAAGCCCGCGAGGAATGGGCTGCCGCCGGATACTCCGGCGAGTCCTACTGCAATCTCGGAATGAACGACGCCGAGAAATCTATCAACTCCCACTGAACTGACCAACCCCAACCAAACAACACCATGGACATCGAATACATCAAGCAACACCGCAGCCTCACTCTTGAATACGGACGCGGCGAAACCTACTGCTCCAACAAGCCGACGCTCTACGGTCATTCGACCTATGGACGCAGCTCGGTTCTCGCCGGTCGCCCGCGCCGGGTCTTCCTCGAAAGCTGGGATGATCTGGACACCGCCCGCGCCGAACTCAAGGCAGCGAAGATCCGCTACTCCGATCTCTGCGACACGGGCGGTTCCACTCACATCCCGGTGGATGTCATCACCGCAGGCATCCCCGACGAAGAAATCTAACTGCCAACCACCAAGATCCCATGAAATCCGAATCCGAAATCCTCGAAAAAATCCGCAAGCTCCTGCGCCTGGCTGACCGCTCCCGCGGTTCCACCGAGAACGAAGCGAAAGTGGCACTGGCGAAAGCGCAGGAATTGATGACCCGCCACAACATCGACTCGGCGCTGCTCCGCATGGAGCGCGGCGAATCGGGCGGCGCGGGCTTCACCGTCAACAAGGGCAAGGTCGATCTGCCGAAGACCCTCAACCCGGCCGACCTGATGATTCTCTCGATCCTGCAGGCGCACTTCAACGTGAAGACGATCCTGATGCCCGATGGGCGGGGGACACCGGTGGACATCATTGGTGCCGCCGCCGACATCGACTTTGCCATCTATGCCTTCAACTACCTGCGGCAGACATTCTTCCGCTGTTGGAACGAGTTCAAGCGGACCCACGCCAACCCGGACAAGGCATCCTACTACCGGGGCTTGCGCGACGGCCTGAACGCCGAACTCAAAGCGGCGAAACAACGGGCCGAACAATCCTACGCCGCCGACCAGCGCCAAACATACGGACTGGTCGTCGTGGACCAGCAGGCGGTCATCACCCGATACGTCGAGGACAATTACGGCAAGCTCCGCAATCGCAACACCCGGTCGCGCCGCCTGCATTCGGGCAGTTACACCGCCGGTGAAACCAAAGGCCGCACCATCCAAATCAACCGCCCACTTCCGTCATGAAAACTCTCCAACAGAAAGACGAAAAAAGACATGGACGTGCCCGATCAGACGGGCAGATGAGGGATGCTATGACAACAGCATCTATCACCAACAGATACCTCACCAAGGCGATGCAGCAAAGCATCCGCAGTCTTGAACAAAACGGCTTCACCGTTCGGCGCATCCTGCCGGTCGATCCCATGGCCGGAATCCACGCCCGCGAGTTCCGGGCCAACTTCGCCAAGCAAACAAAAATCGGACTGTTGGTGTTCAGCGTCCGGATCGACACCGACGGCAACATCACCAACACCAAACCATAACACCACCATGAACAAACTGTATTGGATCGTCTGCGACGACAAAGAAACCAATGTATTCGAAGGCCGCTATCAGGGCCGCACCCGAGGTGAGGCTTTGAAGTTTCTCAAGCAGTCCATCGGGCGCAAGACGCTCAACGGACTGGTTTTCACCATCACCGAAATCCCCGTGCCACTGATCCGTGAAATCGTCGCGGAAATCCTCGCCGGGGGCGACGGCAACAACGTCGCGCCCGCTGCGAATGTCGTGCCGCTCACCCGTCCGGCGACCGAGGCCAGCCCGGGACGTTACGACGCGTTCGCTGACGCGGCTGAGCCCGAACCAACGCCCGCAGAGGCCACGCCACCCAAGGCGAAGGCATCCAAGCCCGCCAAGAAGGTCGGCAATCCCGGCCACGGTGACGACCACTGGTCGCAGGTCCGGGACTACTGGCTCGAATGCCGCAGCGTGAAGCAGACCGCCGAGCATTACGGACTGTCCCCCAACTCGATCAAGACCCGCAGTCGGAGGGAGGGGTGGGGCAAATGAGCGCGCCCGACTGGACACCGACTGTCGGTGACGGCGCGACCGTCTGCCACTACAGCGACCGGACCGCCTGCACGGTGATCCGCGTCAGCCCCAGCGGCAAGACCGTCTGGATGCAGGAGGACACCGCCGTTCTCGACGACTGGAAACCCGAGTTCATCCCTGGCGGATTCGCCGGCCACTGCGTGAACAACGCCGAACAGCGGTATGCCTATCAGTCGAATCCGCAGGGTGCGATCCATCGCGCCAGCGTCCGCAAGGATGGCAAACTCCGCACCACCAACGGCGAACGGGTTGTTTCCGGCCGCCATCACTTCCACGACTACAACTTCTGATGAAGGTCGCAGTCGAAAAATACCGCAAACCCGATGGCTACGCCACGCGCTACTGGTCGGTGTGGGTGGATGGCGAATTGCTCGCCGTCACCCTCTACCGCAAGGGCGCGGAGGCCGTCGCCCGGGCCATCACCAACCCCAATCCATATCCCCATGTCACAACCCTTGAAGATCCTGCCAACCCCGCCGCCACGCCCTGCAAGCCCGCCGCTGGCCTGGCGACCTACAGAACCCGATGACCTTTGCGGACCCGCCGCCACGGTCGCAGCTCGCCTCGTCACTAAAGCCCGCAAGCTCCACGACGATCCTGCCGTCCCGGTGAAGATCCTGCTCTACGGCCCGCCCGGTGTCGGCAAGACCAGCATCGCCGACATGGTGGCTGACGAGTTGGCCGGCACGCGCTTCGCTGTCGAGGAGTTCAACGGCAAGCTCGTCACCGTCGAAACCGTGAAGCAATGGATGTCCAGCCTCGGCACCTGCTCGCTGTTTGGAGTCTATTCCGTTCGCATCATCAACGAAATGGATCGCTGCACGCGGGATGCACAGGACTTGCTCCTGAGCTATCTCGACCGACTGCCACCGGGTCGTGCAGTGATCGGCACCAGCAATCTGCAACTCGATCTCCTAACGGAGCGGTTCCAGACACGCTTCCAGTCGATCAAGCTCGCCGCTCCGTCCACCGAGGAAATTGCAGCCATGCTCCGCCGTCACTGGCCAGTGGATGAAGCGACCTCCTTGAGGATCGCGGTTGGCAGCGGCGGATGCGTCCGGGCCGCGCTGGCCGATCTGGAATCCTGGCTGGATGCGGGCGACTGTTGACAGCGGCAGCCACGGCGATGACGGATGACACCCCAAAAGCCCGCACTCTCGCCAATGGCATCGAAGTCTGGTGTAGCTTCGACAAGCTCGTGCCGGTTGGTGAACTGAAACCCAACCCGCGCAACCCGAACACCCACCCGCAGCGGCAGATTGAACTGCTCGCCAAGAACATCCGCTACTTCGGATGGCGGCAAACAATCACCGTCTCCAATCTCACCGGCCTGATCGTTTCCGGCCACGGCCGCTTGATGGCAGCCAAGCACCTCGGCGTCGAGGTCGTGCCGGTGGACTATCAGAACTTCGCCAGCGAGAACGACGAACTTGCCGTGCTGGTGGCCGACAATCGCTTGGCCGAACTGTCCACGGTCGATCTCAACGAACTCGAAAAAATCGCCAACGAGTGGAAGGCCGCCGACTTCGATACGATTCTCGCGGGCTTCGAGCCTGCCGACATCGAGGGCCTGCTCAATCCGGGCGGCAACGACGATGACGAGGATGACGACGACCGCCACGACAAGGAACTCGACAAGAGCGATGTCACGGTTGCGGTCGGACTCTACCGGTTCCGCATCACCCAGGAGGAATTCATCGCGTGGTGTGACCGCGTGAAACAGGACGCCGGTTTCGACAAAGAAAGTGTGCTCAACGAAATCCGCAGCCGCCTCGGACTATGAACATCACCCTCGAATCCATCGACGCCGTTAGACCATCGACCTACAATCCACGGTCGGCGGTTGCCGAGCGGCTTGACCTGATCGAACTGTCGCTTCGCAAGCTCGGTTTCATCGCCCCGATCTTCGCCGACTCGGACGGCGAGATTCTTTCCGGCCACCAGCGCCACCTCGTCGCATCGCGAATGGGAGCCAAGCATG